GGTGAAACCCGCTTGAAGAACTTGCCTGTCAAATGAGGATAGATACTGACGACCCGATGTGCCACGTTCTGTGGTGTAGCACGAAAAGGAAACATCATTAATGCTTACGGAATTGCCAGCCACATTTGTATTAATTAATTTCGTGGATGCATCACCCTTCAGACCAGTCAATGTATTCAAATCACCTGCAACAAAGTTGTTGTTGGTCAGTGCAGTCATTGTGGACTTCAACGGAACCGTGACACCTTGAATACCTACACCCACAAAGGATGCAGCTGATTCCATATCATCCCAATATGCACCACCGAGTGCTACCAAGCTATCGATGTAGTTAGCTAGTGGCTGCTTGTAGTCAACGTATGTGGTGTCACCCGCAGTGTCCAAGCGGTCGAAGTAGTCCTGAGCTTCTGTCGAGAAGCCAGCAGTGGCCCTATGCCGTGCTGCGATAATTGCAGAAAGGTTCATTTAAATAATATCCCAAACGTCGGTGGCGACCCACTGCAAGGCAAAGGTGCTGCCTTCTGCGAGTGCAGCTACCACGCCCAGTGTGTCGTTGACCGTGACCCCAGCATTCGATAGCGTAGGGATACCAGCCGCTGCAACGCGGAAGTAAATTGTGGGTGGTTCCGTTTCACTTGCCCATGCTACGGTGGCGTTTGTTGGTAGCGTAATGGTGCAGGATGCTGCGTTGGTTAGTCGGATGTATCCACCAATATCAGTCAGTGCCAAGCTACGTGCTGTGGTAGCCTCAGTGATGACGGCGATTGCGTTGTAGCCATCAAGCTTAGTTCTATCTGCTGTTGTGAAGTTTGCTGCTATATTGGTATCAACTTCGCTCTTAGTGTAGGTGGTCGCCTGATCTGCTTTGCTTGCTACGGTTGTATTGTTACTAACCTCTGTATCGAAATCAGAAATATCAGCAGCAGAAATCGCTAGTTGTGACTTCCAGTTGGCTGCGCTAAAATTGGTAATCAAGCTTGGATCGTTTGCAAATTTGAGCAGATGCGTCTGGTTGTCTACGCTTGCAAAGATTGATCCAGTTGATGGATTGCTAAAAACAACTGTACCAATTGGGATTGATAGTGTTGGTTCTACATTTGTGATGCCGCCAGCAACTGTATCACTTAAAAACAATTCATCTCCCACGGTAAATGCGCTGGTGTTAAGATTGCGCACTATCCCATGCACAGTAGCAAAGCCAACTGCATTATTTAATATGTCAGCTGTTACGATGCCCACCACTCCATTGATGTTTGCATATGTGTTAGCCTGTGCGAGTTCTATTGTTGGTCTGCTCCCGGATGCTCCTGTTATTCTGCAAACAGATCCATTCAAAATGGTTGATCCTGTAACATTGCGAACCTTAACCAATAGCTCCTGGCCAACTTGAATGACTACATCTGTGCCAGTATCAATGTCAAAAGTTAAGTCGTTGGCGTTCCAAGCAAGCTTGTCAATCACGTCAGTTAAAGCCTGCTCTGCTAACCTTGTGCGCTCAGTTGCGGTCAGAATCTTAGTATTAGTCCCTTCGACCATGTTATCCATCGCAAAGGCATCTGCGGCCACGGTGGTAGGGTCATAGGTTGAGGCGTTCATATCGCCGCTGCCGGCGATGTTGGTGATCAAGCTGCCATCAAGAGCCGGGTATTTACCATCAGCAGTAGCAACGATTGCATTGTACGCAAGGTTGCCTTTTTCGGCCCAGACGTCCTCGATTGGTGTAGTGTTTGGCATAGTTAAAAAGGTTGAAATATATAAACAGAAAAAGTTGTAAGCGCTTTACTTTTGCGATGGTGTCAAATAATGCCTGCGCGTTTAAGGTCGCGCTTGAGGGTTTTGACCTGCGCGGCCAGCTCGGCTAGGGTCACGGTGCTTTCGTCGTAGTTGGTGCGGGCGGGGGTAAAGCCATCCTCAACGTCTTCGTAGTAGGCGCGATGCTTTTCGCGCAGGTCGTAGAGGATGCCACCGTCTTCGCGATTATAACTAAAGATAACGCCCGGAGTGCTGTAAGCGAATCGCATGGCCTTGGCTAGCCCGCCTTGGTCGGAGTCTACTGTCTGGGTCCCATAAGCGGTCTCCAGCATCGATTCGTCCAGGCGGCCGTACTTGTTTAGCCCTTTGGTGAATTGACTGAAGTATAGCGTGGTCTTGTTGCGGTACTGATCATAATCTGATAAGAGCTTCCCTGGCTCAACATATCGCTGCATCCTGGGTTTATATCGTTCGCCAAAGTCAGCCCAATTTTCTCTATTATACTTATCCAGCCCAGTGACGTTCTTGCTCTTGTAATAATAATCCTCATCATTGCCAATTATGGGTACATCATTATAAGCATCGAGGGGCGACGGTGAGAGGATCTGCTTTGGAATCGGCGCACTGTAATCTTCGGAGGGATCCCCCCCTGCTAGTTCGTTATTCATAATGGTTAGCTTTCGTCGTAGAGGTCAAAGATGCTGACATTAGTCAGGCGCACTTGATAGACACCCGGAAAGATTATGACGGGCTTAGTGACGCCGATGGTGATCTCTTCAGTTTGATTGGCGAGCGCTTCTAGTAATGCATAGTCATGATCAACCACTGCGGGCGAGGGTATATCGGCCGGGGTGGTGATGCCCGGCGTGACGCCAAGGATGTAAAACTTGAAAATGAAGCGCGAGCGTACTTGCTTGGCGCGGGTGTACCAGTAATAAATCGGTTGATATTGAGGCAGAGCAATTTGATGATTGTAGTCTTCGAGGGCTACATCAAAGGTATTTGCATCGATGCGCGTAACCACAAAATTTTCCGGGCTGACATAGACGAGATCTCCAGTTTGTAATTTGTGCGCTGCTTTGGTAATACGGGCGCTGCTCGGATAAACGGTTAAGCGCTCAAGAATGCCAGTATCAGCTGCTTCTTCCTTGGCTATTCCGCTCCCGTTATGCGATAGGCCGGATATATCGATAGCCGCTTTGACATTATTATTAAGTACATAATACCCATTACCCGCTCCGTTAAATTGGCGTTTTGCATAGTAAAGTGAAATCTCAAAATTTGTTGAATTATCAATAGTCACTGAATCAAAGCATGTATCGACGACTTGCAGCTTGGATAGTATTGTCTCGGCGTCGTCGTCGTAATTGATAGTCGCTACCACAAGACCATCTTCACTAGTAAATGTCCAAGTGCCGGCAATTAAATCGCCAGCGGTTACTGTGATCGTTATTTTTCTAAATGAATTACTCGTTGAGGTTTCTCTCTCGACCGCTCCAGCTGGCGTGAGTCCAGAGAGATCAAATGTCGGAGTCTCGTTTGCGAGCGATGTGTCGCGATACAATCTATCCATCCTAAAAGGGCTCGACGGATCGACGCCTGGATTGGTGACTTTGCTGACATTAGAGACGATGGGATCAACTGCTTGCAGCGCAGCTGTTGCCGTCAATGAATTATCATCGAAGTTTACAGCGGCACTCTCGGTCAAGCTGACCGGCCCCGTATAAGTCCAAGATCCGGCAGTCCAATAAGTAACAGATTCCGGGATAAGAGGGTCGAGCAATATCTCAAGGCGCAGCTTCGTTTCGTCGTATGTAAACGAAATACCTGGATAGGTTAGGCCGCGAAAGTCAGGCAGCGGAAAGCTCAGCCCATCATACACGGTAATGTCGGCCCACTGTGGCGCCCATAGCCGCGAGTAGCGGGCTTGACCGACCGCTGCGAGTCCTTGATCGAGTGGCGACTCGTTGATCAGATACAGGGTGTCGCCCGTGTCAGAGTTGCCACCGTCGTCGGCGGTCGCGGCCGTGCCGAGCGGAACCACCGCTTTTGACGCCATGTTTTGCGTGATGAAGCGCTCAATCATGTAGTTGGATTGATTGCCAATGTTTAAAAAAGGCATGTGGCGCACATCGGCGCCGGTGGGGGTGGCTTCGGTAAAGTCGCCGTCTGAGTGGTGAGTAGCCATGATTTAATAGAGAGGGTAACGGGCGGTTTGGATTGCGAGTGAGTCGTCGATCGATTCGAGCAGGCGCGTCTGCCGCTGGCTATCGGTCTGCGGCGTGGTAACACGGTCGAGCTGCTGCTGTTGCGCCGGGTTAAAGAGTAGATCGCGACCCGCAGCAGAGGTGTTTTCGTATTGGCGGCGCAGTTCTAGCTCTTGCTCGACATTATAGACGATCGCTTGCATCATTCCGCTCGTTGCTATGCCGCGGATTCCTAGAGCGTTTGACTGATTGTTTTCAAAAATGTCGTCCTTAGTGTTATCAAGTAGATATTTCAATTCCTTCTTGGACATGTCAGAATATTCAATGGCTGCGGCCCCACTTTGCAGCATTGCGGTGCTTCGATATACCTGCTCGGTTTCTTTTGCCACAGCCAATAATCCATTTGCTAGTGCAACAGCTCTTTCTCGGCTTACGTTGGTTTCATTCATAATGCGACCAATTAACCTTTCAAGTTTAATTTGCTCATCTATCTTATCAACTAGCTTGCCATCTTCTCTGACCTGTGCCTCGATCAATTCCAAGTTCAACGCTTTTAATCTGTTGGCGCTCGATCCCGCTTCGGCCGCTTCTTCGGCAGCTTTGGCTCGTGCTCTGGCTAATTCTTCAGTCGCTTTTAGATCATCAGCTGCTGCATCTTCTGCGGCTTTGTATGCGGCTTCTGCTTCAGCAGCCTCTTCTTTGGCCAATTGCACTAAAAGCTTATCAACCTGCACACGGCTTTCTTCAAGTTCAAGCATGCCTTCGGACCATTCCTTTGATCCTTGTTGAGCCGGTGCAACTTTCGTATTGTAAATTTCAACCTCTCGCTCAAGTAAAGTATTGATCTGCTCTTGAGTACTCATTGAAGCTAGTGCGCTTTTACGCTGAGACTCAGTTATAGCGGCATATGTTTTCGTTATGCCAGTAAGTCGCTCTGCCTGATCTGCCAGGTCTTCCATTTTTGTAACGACCTTACTAGTTTCAGTTGCGACTGATTGAGTTAGTGTGACAGTCTGCTCAGCTTGATCGTTGATTTTTTTATAAGCTTCAACGAACAGCAACTTGTTAAAGATTGTTTCAAGTGTACTCAGCACTGATGTATTCTCCTCAAGCCAATTCGTAGCATTGCCAAGAGTCTCGCCAATAAAAGTTCCCAAAGATAGAAAAGCTCCAAGAGTCACTGACACTAAACCCTTCAAGCTAGTCTTTACAGTAGTGATTTGATCGTCGAATATTTCAAATTGCTTTACAGTTTCTTGAGATATTACTGCGCCAGCCTTACGTGCAGCCAAGCGAAACTCGTCAAGCCCGGCTCTACCATCTCGCAAAGTATTAACAAGTGCAGCGCCTTCTGAGTCAAATGCCTTAAAGGCAATGCGTAGCTGCTCTGCGGGGTTTTCAGTATTCTTAATCACTTCAGCCAGATCGCCTAAAACTTGAACATTAGATCGGGTTGTTCCGTCATTATTTTTAAGCTGGATGTTGTATTGTTCAAGCACGCCTTTAAGCTCACCGCCACCCTGTGCTGCTTCAGCTAGGCGGCGAGTGAAGCGTTGCAGGCCCATGTCAAGCGCTGTCTGGGCAACGCCGGTAAGCTCGGCGGCAAAGCGCATCTCTTGCAATAATTCAACACCGACGCCAAGCTTGCGCGCGGTCTTGCCAGTGTTACTGATTTCGGCAGTGAGCCGTTGGATACCAGCAATTAAGAAGCCAACAGAGAAAGCTGGCCCAATGCTTTTAAGCAACGACTTAAATTCCATCGTGCGCGAGCTGGCGCCTTTAATAGCTGAGTTGAATTTGGAGGTGTCGCCCCCCATCTTCCAGATTAGTGCAGGTCCAAGACTCATGGTGTGGCGGTTGCCTCAGTTGATTGTTTAGCGGCGGCACGTTTAGCTCGCAGACGATCTCCATTCTTGCGATCTTCTACGGCATTGAAAGCGGGCTGGCCCTTGGCGGCATTACCTTGGCCGCTGAATGTGTTGATTAGTTGATAACTCTGAGCAATTGGCATCTCTAATATATCGCGACGACTCCAGCTGTAAAGCTTGGCAAAGCAGCTAATGATGCCGCCCAGTAGATGTGAAGCTGGAAAGCTTGAATCAGCTGGTGCGTTGTTGCTGCTGCTTGCTCCTGATTCAAGAAAGGCATCAATGATATACAGCCGAAGTGATGCCTGTAATTGTTTTCGGTTAATCAATGCGCACAAATAGTTGCGCAGTTTATAAATTCTCCAAGGTATCCGCGAATGGCTAAAGCTAGGGCTAAGCACCCACAGTGTACGTAG